GGTACATTACAGATACACTGGCTCTGAAGAATCTGGAGGAGAAACTTACTCATCAACTAATATTGGAACACAAAGTTACACGTACGTAGCTGGAGATCCTTTTGTACCTTACGCAGATACAGAAGCTTTTGAAAACGTAGTTATCGGATGGTTAGAAGATTCTTTAGATGTACCTGCAATGCAAGCTAGCATAGCTGCAACTATACAATCTGAGATTACACCAGTAAACGAAGATCTATATTTCACTTGGCAAAATCCAACTCCACCGGTACCACCAGTAGAAGACGAAGATTAATAAGGTAAAGTGCACTTAAAACGTGTAATTATATAAATAACAATTAATTAATAACAATTTAAATTAAATCAACATGGCAGAAGAAGCTAAACAAATGATTTCTGAAAAACAATTAAAAACTATTCAGGAATTAACATCAAAACAAAACGAAATGGTATTACAACTAGGGTCGTTTGAAGTTCAAAAAAGTGCAGTACTAGAACAATTTAAAACAAACAATAAACTTGTTGAAGATTTTAAAAAAGAACTTGAAGAAGAGTTTGGTCAGGTACAAGTAGACTTAAAAACTGGAGAAATCTCAGAACTTCCTTCAGATGACAAGAAGTAATATTAGAAAGATAAGCATCGGGTCAGATTATAAAAATGACGCGATGCATTATTCTGTTGGTCAACAAGTATATGGAGGTCATGAAATATCTCATATACTATTAGACGAACAAGACAAGTCTTATAATATTTTTATTAAAAAAAATTCAGAAGTATTACCATGGAAAAAATTTAATTCTAACATGGCGATATCAGTAGAATACGATTTACAATATTAAATGAATAGTGTATTTAATTTTATAGTTAAACCTTATAATAAAAGGTACGACAATGAAATAAAAGTAGGTAATAAATCTTTAATAGTTAACACTAAAATTGATGATTTTGTTAACGTTAGTAGAAAAGCTATTGTTGTTTCTACGCCTTTAGCTTATAAAACATTCATAAATGTAGGTGATGAAATAATTGTTCATCATAATATATTTAGAAGATGGTATGATATAAAAGGCAACGAACGTAATAGTGCTAAATATTTTAAAGATAATTTGTATTTTGCTCAACCAGATCAAGTTTTTTTATATAAAAAAGACAACAAATGGAAGTCGTTTAATGATAGTTGCTTTGTTCAACCTATAAAAAATGATGACAAATTTAGCACTGATAAAACTAAAAAGCTTATTGGTATATTAAAAATAGGTAATAGCTCCTTAGAAGCGCTAGGAATTAACCCAGGAGACACTGTAGGCTTTAGGCCAAAAAGAGAATGGGAGTTTGCTATCAATGGAGAGTTATTATACTGTATGAAATCTAATGATATTGTAATTAAATATGAACACAAAGAAGACCAAATTAAATATAATTCTAGCTGGGCAAGTAGCCGTAGATGAATTAATAAAAGTAGCCAAAGAACCTATTGTAGACGGTGAAGATGATATAACTGCTGATAGACTTAAAAACGCGGCTGCTACAAAAAAATTAGCTATATTTGATGCTTTTGAAATTTTAACTAGAATTAAAGAAGAGCAAGACATGCTTGATGAAAAACCTAAAGAAGTTAAAAAAGAAACTACATTTCGTGGTTTTGCTGAAGGGAGGTCTAAATAATGTACAAGCAAACTTTATACAAGGTATTACCTGATTATATTAAACCTAAAATTCTTAAACGAATGAACAGGTATAGTAAATGGGAGTATGGATATAATGAAGATCATGATATGATTGTTATATCTAGAACAGGTAAAATTGGAGAGGTTTATGAAATACAAAATCTTAAAATAGCTTTACCTTTAGCAGAAAACATTTATAAGTTTGAAAAAAATAGATGGACTAGATTTGATTATCCTAAAGTATTAAGCAGAATAAAAACGGTTTTTGATTGGAGAGAATACCCAGAAGAGTTTAAAGAAAAATGGTATGATTATATTGATCTTGAGTTTAAAAGACGTGAAGAAGGTTTTTGGTATATAAACAAAGATAAACCTATATTTATAACTGGTACTCATTACATGTACTTGCAATGGTCAAAAATTGATGTTGGCCAACCAGATTTTAGAGAATCAAATAGATTATTTTTTATATTTTGGGAAGCATGCAGAGCAGATGATAGAAGTTATGGTATGTGTTACTTAAAAAACAGACGATCTGGATTTTCATTTATGGCATCTGGTGAAACTGTTAACATGGCTACAATATCAACTGATGCGCGTTTTGGTATATTATCAAAATCAGGTGCTGATGCTAAGAAAATGTTTACAGATAAGGTAGTACCAATATCAGTTAACTATCCTTTCTTTTTTAAACCAATACAAGACGGTATGGATCGACCGAAAACAGAGCTAGCATATCGCGTGCCAGCCTCCAAGTTCACAAGAAGGTCTATAGTATCTACAGAAAAAAATGAAGATCTTGCCGGGCTTGACACAACTATTGATTGGAAAAATACTGGTGACAATGCTTATGATGGTGAGAAACTAAGATTATTAGTACATGATGAAAGTGGTAAATGGGAAAGACCTAATGATATACAAAACAATTGGCGTGTTACTAAAACAACGCTAAGACTAGGTTCTAGAATTATAGGCAAGTGCATGATGGGATCAACATCAAACGCTTTAGATAAAGGTGGTAGAAACTTTAAAAAATTATACGATGACTCAGACGTTACAAAAAGAAATGCTAATGGACAAACTCGTTCAGGACTCTATTCTTTGTTCATTCCTATGGAGTGGAATTACGAGGGATACATTGATTCTTATGGCTATCCTGTCTTCGACACGCCATCAAAAAAAGTGTATGGACCTCATGGAACGCCAATCAAAATTGGGGTTATTGAATACTGGGAAAATGAGGTAGAAGGTCTTAAACAAGACCAAGATGGTTTAAATGAATTTTACAGACAGTTTCCACGTACAACAAAACATGCGTTTAGAGATGAGTCTAAAATGTCTTTATTTAATCTAACCAAAATTTATCAACAAATAGATTATAATGAAGACCTAGAAAGAAATTCAGTTGTTACGACTGGTAGTTTTCATTGGGAAGACGGTGTTCAAGATACTAAAGTTATCTTTGTGCCAAACAAAAACGGTAGATTTAAAGTGTCATGGGTTCCGCCTGTTCATTTACAAAACCAAATATTTGTAAAGCATAACATGAAATATCCTGCCAACGAGCATATAGGAGCTTTTGGTTGTGATAGTTATGATATATCAGGTACAGTAGATGGTAAAGGTTCTAACGGATCTTTGCATGGTTTAACTAAATTTAGCATGGACGAAGCTCCTTCTAATCATTTTTTCTTGGAATATATAGCTAGACCGCAAACTGCTGAAATGTTTTTTGAAGATGTTTTAATGGCTTTGCATTTTTATGGAATGCCAATATTAGCAGAAAACAATAAGCCAAGATTATTGTATTATCTTAAACGTAGAGGTTACAGAAACTTTTCTATGAATAGACCAGATAAAATAAAACTATCAATAACAGAAAGAGAAATAGGTGGCATACCTAACTCAAGTGAAGATATTAAACAAGCTCACGCTGCAGCTATAGAAACTTACATAGAGGATCATGTTGGTGACTTAGGTGAAAGATTTGGTAGCATGTATTTTCAAAGAACACTAGAGGACTGGGCTCAATTTGATATAAATAATAGAACCAAGCATGATGCCTCTATTAGTTCAGGGCTTGCTATCATGGCATGTAATAAAAATAAATATAGACCAATAAATGAAATAATTAGAGAAAAGGTTTCTTTAGGTTTTTCAAAATACAACAATAAAGGAGATTTTTCTAAAATAATAAAATAAATGATTCAAGGAAATTATAACAGTGGTTTTCCAAGTCAGGTGGTACCTGATGCAGAGAAAATGAGTTTAGAATACGGTACTCGTGTAGGTAGAGCTATAGAGTATGAGTGGTTCAGAAGCAATAGAGGTGGTGACAGGTTCTCTATGAATTTTGCTAATTTTCATAACTTAAGATTATATTCTAGAGGAGAACAGTCTATACAAAAATACAAAGATGAATTATCTATTAATGGTGATTTGTCTTACCTTAACCTAGACTGGAAACCTGTACCTATTATACCTAAGTTTGTAGATATAGTTGTTAACGGTATGTCTCAAAGAGATTATGACGTTAAGGCTTATGCTCAAGATCCTGAATCACAAAAGAAAAGAACTAATTACGCTGAAGGTTTATTAAGAGATATACAGGCTAGGTCTTTCTTACAAAAGGCAGAACAAGAAATTGGTATGAATTTATGGACTACTTCAGCTCCAGAAAACTTACCTGAAAATAAAGAAGAGTTAAGTTTGCACATGCAACTTAGTTACAAGCAGTCTATTGAAATAGCAGAAGAAGAAGCTATATCAAATGTAATGGCTCAAAACAAATACATACAGACTAAAAAAAGAATGCTACAAGATTTAGTTGTATTAGGTATTGGTGCTGTAAAAACTAATTTCAATAGATCAAACGGTATAACTGTTGAGTATGTTGATCCAGCTAATTTAGTATATTCTTACACTGATGATCCTAATTTTCAAGATCTTTATTATGTTGGCGAGGTTAAAATGATACATTTAGCTGATTTACAAAAGCAGTTTCCAGAATTAACACCGGATGAATTAAAAAGAATAGAAAAGTTTCCAGGAACTCAAAATTATCTTAGAAACTGGAATGAATCACCAGACATGGTTGCTGTTTTGTTTTTTGAATATAAAACATATAGTAATCAAGTATTTAAAATAAAACAAACTGATCAAGGTTTAGAAAAAGCTTTAGAAAAAACTGATTTTTTTAATCCTCCACCTAGTGATAATTTTAACAGAGTTTCTAGATCAATAGAAGTATTATATACTGGTGCAAAAGTTTTAGGTATAGATAATATGTTATCATGGGGTGTTTCGCAAAACATGACTAGACCTTTTTCTAACATGACAAAGGTTAATATGAATTATCAAATTTGCGCTCCTAGAATGTATAGAGGACGTATAGAATCGTTAGTTGGAAGAGTAACAGGTTTTGCTGATATGATACAATTAACTCATTTAAAGTTACAACAAGTTATCGCAAGAATGGTTCCAGATGGTGTTTTTGTTGACGTTGATGGTTTAGCTGAGGTTGATCTAGGTAATGGCACAAACTATAATCCACAAGAAGCATTAAACATGTATTTTCAAACTGGTTCTATAGTTGGTAGATCTTTAACTCAAGACGGTGATCCTAACAGAGGTAAAGTTCCTATTCAAGAACTGCAAACATCTAGCGCAAACGGTAAGATACAATCGCTTATAGGTACTTATCAATACTACTTACAAATGATACGTGATGTGACCGGGCTTAATGAAGCTCGTGATGGTAGCACGCCTGACAAAGACGCTTTAGTAGGTATACAAAAAATGGCAGCGGCAAATTCAAACACAGCTACAAGACATATACTACAAGCTTGCTTATATCTAACAGTTAAAGCAGCTGAAAACATATCTTTAAGAATAGCTGATATGTTAGAGTATGATTTATTGGCAGACACTCTTAAAAAATCTGTAAGTAATTTTAATGTAGGTACATTAGAAGAAATGAGTAATTTAAATCTATTTGAGTTTGGTATATATTTAGAACTTGAGCCAGATGACGAAGAAATTGCTAAACTAGAAGAAAACATACAAGTTGCTTTACAATCAGGTCAAATATTTTTAGAAGATGCTATAGATATTAGACAGATTAAAAATTTAAAATTAGCTAATCAAATGCTAAAAGTAAAACGTAAAGCAAAACAAAAAATGGATCAAGAGATTGCGCAGCAAAATATACAAGCTCAATCACAAGCTAACATACAGGCTCAAGAAGCTTCTGCTTTATACGAAGTTCAAAAACACGAAGCAATGGCTGCGTCTAAACTACAAATAGAACAAGGTAAAGCTCAGTTTGAATTGCAAAAAATAGAAAAAGAAGCTCAAATAAAAAAAGAAATAATGGAAATTGAGTTTCAATATCAAAAACAATTAGCTCAAATGGAAAAAGGATATATGAGCAGTAAAGAAACAGAAATAGAAGATCGTAAAGATAAAAGAACAAAAATGCAAGCTACACAACAAAGTGAAATGATTGCGCAAAGAAACAATGACTCAGGCCCTGTAGATTTTGAATCAGGTAATGATAGTCTTGGTGGAATAAATCTAAATGGCTTTGGCCTTTAGATAGTATTATTTATTAATTTTATATTATTATATTATGTCAGAAACAAAAGAAACAAAAGAAGAAGTAATTGCTTCAAATCCTATTGAAACAGGAGAAGCAATTAACGAATCAAAATCAGATTACAAAGTTGATCTAAAAACAGGAACAACTAAAAAACAAGAACCATCTACTGTTACAAAAGTAGATTTAACAAAAAAACAAGAACAAGATGCCGTTCAAGTCGGAGAAACAAAGGAAGTGGTTGTGGGCGAACAAGCCGGAGATAGCCCTAAAGTGGACGAACAAATATCGGAGCCCGTTAAAATTACTGAAAATTTCAAACAAATCCAAGAAATAACAAAGGACGAAGTTAAAAAAGTAGAAACCGTTGTTGAAGAAGCTATAAGAGATGAAAAAGTTTTAGGTAAACAATTACCTGAAAACGTTGAAAAATTAGTTTCGTTTATGGAAGATACTGGTGGTACGGTAGAAGATTACGTAAGATTAAATGCAGATTATTCTAACGTAGACGGTCAAACATTGTTAAAAGAATATTATAAAAAATCTAAACCGCATCTTAACGATGAGGAAATAAGCTTTATCATGGAAGATAATTTTTCTTATGATGAAGAAATTGATGACGAGCGAGAAGTCAGAAAGAAAAAACTCGCACTTAAAGAAGAGGTTGCAAAAGCTCATGGCTATTTGGAAGAACTAAAGGGTAAATATTACGACGAAATCAAGTTGAGACCGGGCGTTACTCAAGAACAACAAAAAGCTATGGAATTTTTTAATCGATATAACGAAAATCAGCAAGTTGCTACACAACAACATGAGGATTTTAAAGCTAAAACTAAACAACTACTCTCTGATGACTTCAAAGGTTTTGAATTCAAATTAGGAGATAAAAATTTTAGATATGGTGTTAAAAATCCTAATGAAGTTATTGAATCTCAGTCAAACATTAGTACGTTTGTTCAAAAGTTTTTGGATAAAGACGGCGCCGTTACAGATCACGAAGGATATCACAAAGCAATATATGCTGCTAGGAATGCAGATACGATAGCACAACATTTTTATGAGCAAGGTAAAGCCGATGCTGTTAAAGATGTAGTTGCTAAATCTAAAAACATTAGCAACGAATCTAGGCCACAGCCTACAGGAGATGTTTTTGTTGGAGGATTTAAAGTAAAAGCTGTTAGTGGTTCTGATTCTCGTGGACTTAAAATAAAAACACGTAAATTTAACAATTAAAATTAACAATTATGGGAATATTAACTCCTCAATTTGGTAGTTTAGTGCCTTCACAGTCACAACAGACTTTGGCTAACAACTACTTAAACTTCAACGGCGCTGCTGGTGGAGGAACATTCGCACAACAATACCTTCCTGAAATTTATGAAGCTGAAGTAGAAAGATACGGTAATCGTACTATCTCTGGTTTCTTAAGAATGGTTGGTGCTGAAATGCCAATGACTTCTGATCAAGTAATTTGGTCAGAACAAAATAGATTACACATTGCATACGATAACGTTGCTTGTAATCAAAATCAAACAATCACGTTACCTGCTGGCGTTGCAAACGTATTAGCACCTAACATGACTGTTGTAATTATGGATCCAGCTAATCCATCTGCTACTGTACATGCTATCGTAGGAAATGGTGCTGCTCAAACAGGAAACCAAACCGCTACAGTTTATCCTTACGTTGCTGCTAACCTTGCCGGTTTATCAGCTACTGGGCTAAAACTATTTGTATATGGTTCTGAATTTGCTAAAGGTACTGCTGGTTCTACTGAGAACATCACTCCTTCTTTTACGCAATATGCTAACTCACCTATCATTATTAAATCCAATTATCAAATAAATGGATCTGATACTGCTCAAATCGGTTGGGTTGAAGTTGCTGCTGAAGATGGAACATCAGGATTCTTATGGTATCTAAAAGCTGAAGGCGAAACTAGATTAAGATTTGAAGATTACTTAGAAATGAGTATGGTTGAAGGTCAATTAGCTACGGCTGGTTCTGGTTTTAGCGCTAATCAAGCTTTAATACCTGGATTTGGTGGTGCTGCGCCTGTAGTTGCTGCTAAAGGAACTCAAGGTTTATTCTCTGCTATACAGTCAAGAGGTAATGTACTTGCTGGATACGGTGGAACTTTAACTGATTTTGATTCAATATTACAAAACTTAGATTCTCAAGGAGCTATTGAAGAAAACATGCTTTTCTTAGATAGAGCTACAGAATTACAGTTTGATAATATGTTAGCACAACAAAACTCTTACGGAGCTGGAGGTACATCTTACGGTGTATTTGAAAACTCTGAAGAAATGGCGTTGAACTTAGGATTTTCTGGTTTTAGAAGAGGTTCTTATGACTTCTACAAAACTTCATGGAAATACTTAAATGATGCTTCTACAAGAGGTGGTTCTGGAAACTTCACTGGTGGTGACAACATCGACGGTGTATTAGTACCTGCAGGAACAACTACTGTGTATGACCAATTACTTGGTACAAACATACGTAGACCATTCCTACATGTGCGTTACAGAGCTTCACAAGCTGATGATAGAAGAATGAAGTCTTGGATCACAGGATCTGTTGGTGGTGCATTCACTACAACAAATGATTTCATGCAAGTATCTTTCTTATCTGAAAGATGTTTAGTAACACAAGCTGCAAATAATTTCGTATTATTCGTTGCTTAATATTTATGTAATTTTTACCCTCGTTATATCAACGGGGGTAATTATTACTTTTATAAACTATTTAATTATATTATATTATGTCAAAAACAAAAGAAACAAAAGAATTTAACCCAGAAAAAGGCTGGGAAATAAAAGATAGAAATTATTTTCTTACTGGAACAGATAGACCTTTAACTTATACGCTACCTTCAAAGCACTCATCACGTTATCCTTTATTATGGTTTAACGAGCATACAGGAGAGCAAAAAGCTATAAGATATGCTAATAATCAAATGTCTCCATTTGAAGCAGATCAAAAAGGTGAAGTAACAATGTCTCATATTATATTTAGAGATGGTACATTACACGTTCCTAAAAGAATGCAATCATTGCAAAAGCTTTTATCAATATATCACCCTTATAAAGATAGTAGATACACTGAACATTTACCAGTGGCTGAAGCTCAAAATGATTTACACATATTAGAACTAGAAATAGAGGCTTTAAATCATGCTAAAAACATAGGTATAAACGAAGCTGAAGCAATATTAAGAGTTGAAAAAGGCTCGGTTGTATCTGAAATGAGTTCTAAAGAAATAAAAAGAGATATACTATTGTTTGCTAAAAACGATCCAGAATTATTTATTGAACTAGCTAAAGATGATAATGTTCAATTAAGAAACTTTGGAATTAAAGCTGTTGAAGCTAGAATAATATCTTTGTCTAGCGACAATAGAGATTTCAAATGGGCAAGTAATGGTCGTAAACTTATGACTGTACCTTTTGAAGAACATCCATACTCAGCTTTAGCTGCATGGTTTAAAACAGATGAAGGTTTAGAAGTTTATAAAACTATAGAGAAAAAACTCTCTTAACCTGTAATACTAATATAGGGTCCGTTCACTCGGGCCCAATATTATAATAAAAATTGACAAATGGCAATAAACGTAAATACTGTTTATAAAACAGTCTTATTAATACTTAACCAACAGCAAAGAGGTTACATGACACCTGACGAGTTTAATAAAGTCGGTGCTCAAGTACAACTTAATATGTTTGAAAATTACGCTAGTGATTTAAATCAACAATATCGTGTTGCACAAAACGATACAGAGTATGCTAATAGAGTTAAAAATATAGACGAAAAAATTGACATTTTTAAAAAAATTGGAACCGCTAACTATAACACAGCGAGTTCATATTTCACTCTTCCTTACGCTACTTCAACACCAGAGTTTACACAAACTATAGCTAACAACGGTGGCGTAACTTACGTTACTACTTATTCAGGTTCTCTTTTTGATAAACAATGGAAAGTTACAGCTAATAATGTTGAGGTTTATAATTATACTTTTACGCAAAGTGCAACTAGTACAACTTTTGTTTTTACGTCAGCGCCAGCTGGAGCTTTAGTGTTTCAGTTGTTTGATATAGATTTATATAGACTAGGGACTGTTATATATAACGACGCTACTAAAGTACAGATGATAGACAGAAATGAATGGTATTTAATTAAAAGAGCTCCTTTGGTTGCACCTACAACTTCTCAACCTGTGTTTTTGTATGAAGATAAAAAAATATATATTTATCCTTCTTCTATAATAAATAGCGTACAAGTTTCTTATATTAAAAAACCAACAAACCCTATATGGGGTTATGTGCCAGGGGCTTTAGGACAGTTTATTTACAACGAACAAACATCTACTCAATTTGAATTACATTCATCAGAGCAAACAGAACTAATATTAAAAATATTAATGTACGCTGGTGTTATTATAGAAGATCCAAACTTAGTACAAATAGCTTCACAAAAAGTACAAGGTGATGATTTAAATGAAAAAAGCTAATAAATGGGACTACTTACAGAAAATAATTTACAATACTACGGAGGAACTCAACTGTTTACTCAGAATGCTAATACGCAAAACTTTGTTAGTACATTTGACACTGAGTTAGTGTTTACTACAAACAATCCTACTAACACAAATTATTCATTAAATAATTGCGAGCTATATCAAAGTGCAGATCTAGGTGTCACGTGGACGCCTTATAATACATTAGCTAATGCAAATTACACAGCTACTTTTAATCCCTTAACTAATACTGTTACAACAAATACAGCAATAGCTGCTGGAACTTGGTTTATGATACAGTTGAGGCAAACTGCTATAGAAAACAACTACGGAAGTTACGAGTATATTAGCATTGGTGATATAGTTAATAACTACTTAGTGGCATACGTTGGTGAAGGTAAACTAGTGCCTAATGTAAAAAGAACAGATGTTATATTTCATGCTAAGCGTGGATTACAAGAATTTAGTTATGATACTTTAAAAAGTATAAAGTCAGTTGAATTAAGTATACCTTCTAGCTTATCATTAATAATACCACAAGATTATGTTAATATAGTAAGATTATCTTGGATAGATCAACTAGGCGTTCAAAGAATAATATACCCTGCTAATAATTTAACTACAGCTCCTTATTCAGCTTTATCACAAGATCAAGCTGGTTTTCCTATACAAGATGCTAATTCTAATAACATAGAAGTTCCACCAACTACCGTAGAGAGATGGAACCAAGCTGATACAAGAAAAATAACAGGAAACTACACGTGGAACGCTGCGTATAATACAGACGCTTGGTTAGATGGCTATCCTATGTTATGGCAACAAGCTGTTGGTGAAAGATATGGTTTAAATCCATCAACTACACAGGTAAATGGTTGGTATCTTATAGATGAAAGAAGAGGTACTTTTAATTTTTCAAGTAATTTAGCTAGAAAATTAATAGTATTAGAATACATATCAGACGGGCTTGCTACTGATTTAGATACTAAAGTACCTAAGTTAGCAGAAGATGCAATGTACGCGCATATAAATCACTCTATATTAGCTAGCAGAATAAATCAACCTGAATATATAATTCAAAGATATAAAAAAGAAAGAAGTGCTAAACTAAGAAATGCTAAGATAAGATTATCTAACATAAAACTTGATCAAATTGTTCAAGTAATGAGAGGTAAATCTAAGTGGATTAAAAATTAATACATGGCAGAAATTAAAAATACCTTTTTAAAAGGTAAAATGAATAAAGATTTAGACGCTAGACTTGTTCCTAATGGAGAGTATAGAGAAGCAACAAACTTACAAGTGAGTAGATCAGAAGGATCGACTGTTGGTGAGTTTGAAAATATTTTAGGTAGTCAAGCTGTTGCATCTACTGGTAATGAAAACATAAAAATTATAGGGTATTTTGCTGATAAAACTAATGACATAATATATTTTTTTGCTACAGATTATTATAATAACGAAACACCTGTTGTTAGGGCTGCTAACACAAACATATGTAGAATATACTCATATAACATAAATACTAACATAACTTCGTTATTAGTAAGTGGTTATTGGTTAAACTTTAATCAAGCATTTCCTATTTACGGTGTTAACTTGCTTGAAGAATTACTTTTTTGGACAGACAATTTAAATCAACCAAGAAAAATAAATATAAGCAAAGCAAATCCTACAAATTTAGCAACACCTACTTATTATTATAATGAAGACCAAATATCTGTAGCTAAATACTATCCGTTTGAGCCTATAGTTGCTATGGAAAGAAATTCATATACAGTAGATGGCGCTGTAAACAATAGTAATTTAGTTGTTTTAGACTCTGCAGCTACTAATGTACAGATAGGAGATATTGTTAGTGATAGAATTAAAACAGGTGCAATAATTATAAATTCTTTAATTACTGTAATTGAGATAACAGCAAATAAAACTGTTAAATTATCACAAGCTGTAACTTTAGCAGACGGTTTTAAAATAGATTTTAGTAGACCTTCTATGGAAAACCAGTCTAGTGAGTATGTTAGCAACTACAGTTTAATAGAAAGTTATGCTGTGGCTAGTGGAGCCGCTGGTTCTAACATAACTATAGCAACTAGTTTATTAAATAGCACACCAACAGTAGGCATGTATGTTACTTGTCCTACAAACGCCGCAGCAATAGCAAGCAGCGGTCTTGGCGCTACACCAGCTAATACTGGAGTTATAACTTCTGTAACTATTAGTGGCACCAACACAATCATAACTTTAGATGTAGCAAACACTATAGCATCATTTACACCTTTTCCAGATTTACTAGTAGGCAAAAACCCTAATTATAATCCTCAATGGAAAGGTGATCCAGATTTATTAAAACAAGAATACGTAAGATTTAGTTATAGGATTAAATTTATTGACAATGAGTATTCTTTAATGGCTCCTTTTAGTCAAATAATGTTTATACCTGAGCAATATGGTTTATTCGGTAAAGGTATAAAAACACAACTAGAAGACATGAACGACGCTTATCAAAGTACTATAGTGTCATGGATGCAAAACAATGTTGATAATATATTGCTGAGAATACCTATACCAAAAATAATAAAGTCTAATCAAGTTTTAGCAACAGCAGCCAATGCTACTGCTTTGATAGAAAGCCTTCACGTTAAGTCTATTGATATATTGTATAAAGAGTCTGATTCTTTAGCTGTAAAAGTTCTTGACACTGTGCAAATAACAAGCGCCACAACATTTACATCTATAATATATGAAGACTTAATTCATTTTAATAATACGGTTAAGTACCTAGACTATAATTACGAGTCTAGTAAACCTTATAAGACTTTACCAGAAAATCAAACCGTTAGAGTATACGACAAAGTACCTATACAAGCATTATCACAAGAAATAATTGGAAATAGAGTTGTGTATGGTAATTATGTAGATAAGCATAGTAGTCCTTTGGCTGCTAATTATGGTGTTATTATAGCTGATAAATCTGTAGTTTATGATAACTATACTCAATTCCCTAATAGCTCTTTAAAAGAAAACAGAACTTATCAAGTTGGTTTAGTTTTATCAGACAGATATGGTAGACAATCAAATGTTGTTTTATCTACTCAAGATGACAATCCTAATCAACCTGGTTCTACAGTGTTTTCATCTTACAAAAAATATTTAGATAACGATGTATTTAATTGGTTAGGTGATGCTTTTAGAATTACTTTTAATGAAGCTATCCCTGTTGATAATCCTGGTCCTGGTATATGGAACGCTATAACA